CCCTGAGGAGGGGTCGCCACGCAGTGCATCCACCCATGCTAACGCATGAATTTTCTATTCATTGAATAGAAAATTGCTAACCAAAGGAGCGTTCTGTGTTCATCTCTGAAGGGAAAACGAAGTCTCGTTCACTCTATTCACCACCTTTCACGGTGGTGACTAAGTGGAGGAACCATGGTCCGCCTCCAGGAAACTGGAACGCGTACTATAGTCTCTCTTCCCAGATGGGTGGGATTCAGATCACTGAATCGGATGGCAATCGTTGGCCTCCTCCAAAAGGAGGAGACCTTCAGGACTATGGGTCCGAGTTTTTCTCGATTAAGAAAGAGATCGTCAATTCCAGTTGGAATGTCGTTAACTTTCTTACTCGGGCAGGAATCGAACAAGGAGGTTTCGATTACTCAATCGTTACCCCCTATATCGCTAACTGCTTCGAGACCATAGACCAAGGTTCGAACCTAGGTTTGCTTAAGACGCCGCTTAAGTTCTCTTTTCCGCCCGATCTGTCTTCTTCACGAAGTCAGTTGGTCGTGAAAGGAACCAATGCGGTCGCCCTATGCCAGCCTACGAACCAAATTGCCAATGCAGCTACCTTCGTTGGAGAACTCATGCAAGATGTACCCTCAATTCCTGGGGTGCACTTGTGGGAGTCTCGCCTTCGAGCAGCAGAGATTGCTGCTCGTGCTTCAGGCGAGTTCCTGAATGTTGCATTCGGGATTCTCCCCACCATCGGTGATATGGACAAGTTTTTGAAAGGTGTCCATAAAATCGATAAGGTGGTCGACCAGTTCATTCGTGATTCTGGTCGAGTTGTACGAAGGGAGTTCCACTATCCCACAGAACGAACTGAGACCATGACCCAGCTGGACCAACTGCAACCGCACGTTTATTCGCCGGCTGGTGCTTATTTCAGCACCGCCTCGAATGCGTCGTTTTGTCAGTTTGCCCAGGGTCTTGGTCCCGGTTACCCACTGTTCCGGACCTGGAGGAATCGAGTCGTTGAACGTGATACATGGTTCAGCGGAGCCTTCACCTACCATCTGCCGAATGGGTACGACATCCATTCGAAGGGTGATAGGAGGAGGCTTATGGCCGAGCTCTTTGGAGCAAAGCCGGATCTCGAAACCCTCTGGAATCTGGCACCGTGGTCCTGGGCCGTAGACTGGTTCAGCGATGCAGGTTCTTTTATCAAGAACCTACAAGCGCATATCAGCTACGGCTCGGTTCTGCGATATGGGTATATGATGGAAACTACTACCATCACAGATACTTATACCGCGGGTGAGCCGTTTGCATCACTAACGGATGTGGCTAAGTTTCCTTATCCACGACCCACCCCCTTGCCCGTTACTCTTCGAACTACTGTGAAGAAACGGATCAAGGCGAACCCCTTTGGTTTTGGCCTTAGTTGGGATGGCTTGTCACCATTCCAGCAGGCCATAGCAGCGGCTCTTGGTATTAGTCGAGTCGCGAGGTAGTTCACTGCCCACCAACGTACAAGGAGTACGCCAATGTTCACTGAACCGCTTTCCCTCACGCCGGGAGCGGCTTTCGACGCTGGCGCCGTCAGTCTTCCTCGGGTTTCTGCCCAAGGAATGGCTGCGACGTACCAGGCCGGACCGCTCACGGTCAACGCGGGATCGCTCCTGAAGGTTACGGCTTCCCACCAAGTGGGTCGCCGTATCCGACGGGTCCTTCGCTGTGATTACAGCGACAACGCGGGGAGCACTCTGGTGTCGGGAACGACTGCACCACGTAGCATGTCTTGCTACGTCGTGTTTGACATTCCCGCCATCGGCTCGTTTTCCGCGACGGACCAGCTGGCGCTTTTCAACGGCCTTAAAGGCACGTGGTCGGCGTCGACGGATGCTCTGATCAAGAAGCTTCTGGCTGGTGAGAGCTAGCCTTTAGCTTCGAGATCTCCTCGAGCATCCGTGGTCAGGAGTGAACGTGTGGCTTAGGATGGAATCCTCTATCAGGAGGTACCATGAAAAGCCTAACGTTGCTCTGGAATACCATTGCCCATGAGTTGGCAGTGGGATGTTGCACTAGCGCCCACCGCGACATTGAAACCGTCGCGGAGCGATCAAAGAATGAAGGGTTATCGTTTCTTACTATAACCCTCCCTTCCTTTGCAAAAGACTTCGAACGTTGTCTTGAGCTAGGGAAGATGGACGACTCTCTGTTTAGTTCTTTTCATAAACAGAGGAGTCTCCCGGCATTTCTGTCGGGTTTCTCTCGTCTCGTCTTTGATCGTGATACTGGTGTCCTACTGGAAGACCCCAATGTCTATGCGATCTATGCTATTAGGCAGTTAACTCTGCTCTATAGCAAGATTCTCGTAGACTGCTCAGCTTATCGGAAACGAAAAGCTTTGCAGGAGTTTATCCAGTGTGAAAACGAAGTCAAAGAGAGGAGTTCTCATGATTTTCTTCTTTTTCGTGAGGTCGCCTCTCTTCTTTTCGATAGTTTATTCTCCATCGTCGATAAGAAAGTCTTCGATGGGGATATCCTACCGAAACACGGTCCTGGTGCCACCGCCGATTCCCTTGTCGGGAATCAGAAGTTTCACCAGACAGAATGGCCGTGTCGCCTTGAACCATACTTCCCGTACGGGGAGATGGTTCTACCGAATTGGTCCTTCTGGGACCAACTCGAACAGGTTGACTTCGTTGAACCCGGGAGAGAGCGACCTGTAAAGGTTACTTTCGTCCCTAAGACGATGAAGACTCCACGAATTATTGCGATAGAGCCCACTGCTATGCAGTATGCGCAGCAGGGGATCCTAGCTCTAATTCGTGAGGGACTTGAGAATTCGTATCTCAAGAACTTTATCGGACTCG